ATCGAAGACTCCTTCAACCAAGATGACGGGCTGGTCCCAGTTAATCATATTTTCAAATCCTACTATATCCTTAGATGCAGAAGGATTCTTATACTTAAAGTAATTATCTTCAAAGGTTCTACCGACAAAGAAGTTTAGCTGATTATTATCATCGTATGAAGGTACGATAATTCTACCGGTATATTCTCCTGTTGTACAGTAGCCTATGTTGTACTTAATAAAATCGTTCTCTGTTAGACCTCTTTTATGGAGGTACTTTCTAATTTTATTTGCAATTACTGAGGTTTGTGAGGCAGTAGCTAGAGCTTGAAACTCTTTAGGAAGTTCTACAAACGTTACCTCGTAGTCAGCTGTCTCTCCTTTCCTGACGTACTTAAGTACTTCATTAGCTTCCTCTCTTGAAAGCTTCATCTGTCTTAGAAGCGACTTAATGGTACGGCCTCGGGTATTGCACACCCAACACTCCCATGGATTTTCTCCCTTTTCGTTAGTCGAAAGCTTAACCTCTAGTTTAGGTTTGCGATGATTACAAAACGGACAGCTAAAAGCATAGTTATCCCGGGCTCTCTTATGGGACTTTCCGAGTACGTTTTCAACAGCGTTTAGTAAGATAGGGTTCTCCATTCGGAGGTATTAACTAGTTATAACCTTAATATATGAACGAAACCGTTTGTAACCAACTTAATAGTCGATCAGCTTTATTTGACCGTCGGCGGTCGCCATGACGTTATTATCGTCTCCGTACATATCAACATCTTCAGGATCAATACCGGCTTGAATCATTTCCTGTCTTGCTCCGATAAAGACCTTCTGCAGGTACGGGGATAGGTTTGAAAGTATACTCTTATCTCCTTCCATAAAGAACTCATCTAATATACGAACGTTCTTTTTAATTTCCTGAGCGTATTCTTGAGGTACTGGTTCTAGGTCTTCAACCTGATACCAACCTCCTTTTTCCATCTCTACTGCCTTGTCAACGTTTGCTAGGTACTTAAAGTTTTTACCTTGAGCCTTAACCATGGCCTGCATTTCGATGTCGTCCTGGGTAATTTTTACTAGGTAACCTTCTCTAGGTTCGTATCCGAATTCCGGTACAGGATTAGGTGCATTATAAACAACCCCATGAGATCCTCCTCCTACATAAGTAACTCCGGCTTTTTTAAAAGCATCTTTGATTTTAGAGTAAGTGCTCTCAGTAAGAAGGGCCTGTATTAGTTTCATAGAAAATCTTTCCTGTAGAATTTACCTAAGATGTTATCGTTGTAGTATAAAGGATTATTCTCAATAGCATCGTATTTAAATAAATATTTACACTCGTAGTAAGTTAGCATCTTTTTAGAAGATACGAACTCTAAGATCTCTTTCTGAAATTCTTCTTTAGGATGGGCTCTGGTTAGGGTCAGAAACTCTTTATTTGATCCGTAGTAACTAGCCCAGTCACTTTCTTTGGTAACGAGCTTGGTGGTTGGCTTACGGCCAGGACCAGTCTGTTCGGCAATCTCTTTTTTAGTAAGCTTTACCTTGCGGGTAAAGTACATGACTTTTTTGCCGATATATTTTTTGTTGGTAGGGGTATGGGTGATCTGGTAAATAAAACCATAAGTGCCTTCCGGCATATCGGAGATATCAGTGATCATCCTACCCTTGTAAGTCCAGGTAGGTTCTGTCATGTTTTATAGATTCTGGTTATTAGTTCTCCCAGTTACTGCTCCAAATAAAGATTTTACTTTCACGATAGTCAACAGATACTTCGGCGCGGCCGGACCAATCTAGCTTAATTGGAGAGTTTGTTCCAACTCCTCCGTTAATACTAACGTTAACTAACCTGTACCTTTCAGTGGTACTACTTCTGTAACCTAACCAGTAAATATTCCAACCGTTTTTAGCAGTAGGTGTGATAATATTTAACTGTACTAAGTTAGCGCCGTTAATGTTGTTGATAGCTACGCTATAATCGGTTAGCAAACCCCCTAGTCCTAATATAAGTCTGTCGCTGGTTCCGCCTGTTGGGTCTATGTTAATAGTACCTCCGTTTAGTTCATAAATGTTAGGAATTGTGGTGGTAGTAATTCTCTCGTCACTATCAAAAGTATTCTGGTAGTACTGGGTTGGTACAGTACGGTCGCTTGGCTCTAGAGCTGTATCTGATTGGTAGACTGTCCAGTGCTGAGGTACAATACCTTCATTGTTTCCTTCCCCCCATACTAAGAAGCTAGAAATAAATCTATCCCCAGGTTTAAAGTCATTAGTAATAAACCCAACTACAGGATCAGTGCTAGACCATGTACCTGTAGTCCCGTTTCCGTCAGCCCAGTTGTATGCTTTAATATCCGCAATATAGTCTATGCTGTATCCGACTCCAGAACCATTACAAAGAATTTGAATCGGGATATAGCCTCCGCCGTCAGGATAAGTGCTCGTTGCAGCTTCGTACCTTAGACGTAATCTATTTAGTAAGCTTCCGTTATTACGTATATTGAGATAATTATACCCCTGTGCTAAAGTGTATTCATACACTCCTTCTTCAGTAGTAATTTCTAGTCGAGCTCCTCCTGTACTAAATGTATTAACAGCTCCCTCTATGTAACTAAGGGTGTAACTTACTACATTGGTTGAAACAGTTTTACCTGTAACCCTATAAGTACCTAAAGCAGACGGAGTTGTATTTTCCGACAAAGTGATAATACTTCCCGGTGCTAACTGAGTTAATTTTGTACCTTTATCTACCCCTCCGAATGCTGTTTTCCAGAAAGCTACACGGGTAACTAAAGCGGGATCGGAATTATTTATCGTACACTGCCCTGCTGAGGTTGGATCAGAAGACAGTAGCGCTTGAATAGTCCAAGATGCTTCACTGGAAATAAAGTTTACATCGAATACTACGTTGCTAACGCCGCTTGGTGCATCTCGTGAAATAGAAGGGTTCTGTAGAGAGCCGGTGTTGATTACAAAAGATCCTGTGTTGAAGTAGGTGAGTTTACCTGTTGTTGTGTTGAAGCCTACAAAGTTAGATTGAGCTGTATTATCTAACCCTGGTGCGTATATATCGTAAGCGAAGTAAGCGTCGCCTGATGCTGTGAGTGTTAGTGCAGTTCTCTCTACGGTAGTTCCGCTTCCTCCTGCAAAAGCAGTTTTAATTATAACGTCTGTATCAAAATCACCTAGTCCGTGAGCTACTGCGTTCTTAAACTGTATAGAAGCAGGCGCAGTGTTTTGACTAGTTGCAGAGGCTGCAATTACGCCTGAAAGATCTCCTGCGTTAGAAGAGTTTCCTAATAGCTTTAAATTAGGAGAAGCAGCGGTAACCGCTGTAGACTTATCAATGGTTAAGGTCTGGCTTGCAGAAGTATACGTGAGTGCTGATTCTCCGCCAAAGCTACCTAGTTGGTTAAATTGAATATGAGTATTGGAGCCGCCTGGTGAAGTGGTACCTCCTGTAGCACCTGGTATAAAGATTTGAGCTTCTCCTGAAGGGCTTTCGGTCACTGTAACGCCGCTTCCTGTGAAGTTTAAAATACCTGTAGTTACTATAAAAGGATCCGGGGTTTGATCCAGGTCATTAACTGTGATTGATCCGCCGCCGGCTCCTGATGCTCCTTGTATACCTTGAACACCTTGAGTACCCGGTTCTCCCTGCTCACCTACGCCTGTAGTACCTTGAGCACCTTGAGGTCCTTCATCTCCGGTTCCGGTTAAACCTTGAATACCTTGTATGCCTTGTATACCCTGTATACCTTGAGTGCCATCGGTACCTTGAGCACCTTGAGCTGAAGCTGTACCGGCAAGTCCTTGAGTACCTTGAGCACCATCGGTACCTTGAACACCATCGGTACCTTGCGCACCCTGGGCTGCGGCTGTACCAGCAGTACCTTGAGCACCTTGAGTACCTGTACCAGTAGTGCCTTGAGTGCCTTGAGCTCCTAAGCTAGCGATTGTTGATAAATCTATGGAGTGGGTATCACTACCGGTTGTGTATAGTACTAGGTCGGTGCCGGAGAGTGAACTTGAAAAGTAGAAAGATTCTAGGTTTGTATCCATTTCGAGATACGTAAGCTCTGATCCTTTACCGGTGTTGTTTGATGTATTATCTCTTAGTTTAATTGCCATAGCTTAAAAGTGTTCTTTTAATAAATATACATCTGTTTAGATATCAAATTTGACTACAAAAGTCATATCTGTGTACTTAGACTTAGGTACAGGTTGACCGAGTTTACCTACTCCGATTAGTTCATTTGAATCGTTATATAAACCTACCGTTGTTATATATGGCTGAAAGTAGCTTCCGGTTGCAAAGTCGTACACGTCTCCGTTACTTCCAGATTTAATAGAAGAGTTCTGTGAGAAGTTTAGATCGGATTCTCTTACTCTACACCTATAGTTGTGAGTGTAGATATCCTTTGTAGATTGCCAGTAGACTGTAAATCCTTGAGGTGGACATCCTGTCGAAGTCTGTAAGAAGTAGCCGTTCGGTACATAGCTTGAAGAAACGTAATTACTTCCTACGCAATTGCTTGCTCCACTTGCAGAACTTAGTAAATACTCTAAAGAAGCAATTGATGCAGAATTTGTAATGATTGCTAGGCCGTGGGTATATATTATATCACCTACTTTTTGTAAGCTTCCGCTTTCTAAAAGAACTCCTTCTCCGTTATCAAATACGTTATAAGTTATGCCGGAACTTGTAACAAAATACCCCGTATTAATATAAGCTCCAGATACATAATTCTGTATAGGAGCATCGCTTCCCATAGCAAAAGTACCTGGCCTAATAGCATTCCCAAAAATATCTTGAGGAATGGTAACTAAGAACGCTTTACTTCCTAAATCTCTAGATGAGCTAGGATGTAGGGTTGTTTGAGGATAATCTTCGTAAGAGCTTGTAGCTACTGCTCCTGTATAGACTCCGGAATAGTATAGATGTTGTATAGAGTTATGTACTAATTCTCGGTATTGATCTGTATCTATACCTGTAGTACTTGAAGCTCCCGGGTTGAACAGGTTTGACCCTGTCTCAGCTATTAATACATCAATTCCATATTCGGCAAAACTAGCGCTACTAACCGCCCAGCTCTTATGCGCAACATAAGAGGTTACAAATGCATCTTGCTTGTTGAGTTTTATAAATGCACTCATTCATTTAGAAATCAAGCTTGATTCTAATTAGAGCTTCTTTAGTAAAGTCCTTTAAAAGAGGTCTTGAAAGTTTTGCTACTGCTAGAAGCTCGTTGTTATCGTTATACATTCCTACAGTTGTAACGTAAGTTTGAGGAGCGTTTACCATATCGGTAATTCTTAAGTCTCCTGATCCTGTAATATACGAAGGATTTGTTGAATAGTTAAACTCACTGTTACGTACTCTTACAAAAGCAAATTGAGATGAAATAGTCTCTTTATTATTAAGCTGGAAGTATCCTGCTCTATTAATCATTGTAAAGAGTTTAGCGGGGTTAGCTCCTGCTGTAGCACCTCTTGTAGTACTTAGTGCAATACCTCCGTTTACAAAGCTTTCATCTAAAGCTTCTCCGTTTAAAATTAATATACCTACATCCGGTAAGAATAGTCCATATGATCCTGATGCTGGTGAGTAGCCGGTACCTGAATAAGCAGATCCGTTTGAACCACTTATGATTTGAAATACTCTACCGGCGTCGTTGTAAGAGATGCTTGCAACATCTAAGCTGTTATCTGTTAAGTGCAGTTTAGCTGCTCCTGAACCTGAAAGGTGTAGGTTGAAGCTGCCCGGTAGGAGTGATTCTTTAAATCTATCTCTATCAATTGCAATTGCGTAGAAGTAGTCAGAAACTGTTCCACTGAAATTAAAACTAGACTCTTCATCACCTAGTATTAAAGATCTGTACTGTCCGTAGATTGTAGAGGTTGGGGATTTACCTGTTACCCCGCTATTATACGGTGCGGATCCTGATCCTAGTATATCACCGTATGCAATTGCAAACTGTACTGCTGCATCAGTTAAGGTAGATCCTGTCTGATATACATCTAGGTAAAACTTTCCTGTTTCCAATCCTGCCTGTACAGAAGAGGTAAAGAAAGTGTCTAATATTGGATCTCCTGTACTCCATACCGGGGCAGATACTGGTTCAGCACTTACTACTAGATCTTCGGCGTCAAATCTTTTAAACGACATATCTTATTATTGGTTTACTTTAGTAATAGTTACCGGGATAGTTATTCTAGCTCCAGAATCTCTACCAATAATAGTAATGGTAGTCTGTAGAGTTGTGTTTGCTCCAAATAGAGTATTAACTGTGGTAGAGGTTAGGTTGATAGAGGTTCCTAATACTGTCTTAGAAACGTTAGTTCCTAGTGTAGTTGTTTGATTTAATCTAATAGCCTCTTCTGTATTAACACCTACTCCGTTAATTGAATTAAATAATCTAGCATCTGCAACTGTTGCAACGTATCCGCTAGTTTCAAAAGTTTGATTAGCTCCTAGGTAGTTTAAAGTCTGAGGAGTGATTGCTAAGGAAGCACCTTGCTTTAGCGTTACTGCTGAGATTCCTAGGTCTAGGATTGGAAGACGTGCTGTGCCTCTAGGAAGAGTGGTAAGCTTGTACTTCATAATTTGAGTCTCATCCGGAAATGCTTCAAGTAGAGGCATTGCTTCGATAGCTTCTCCGTAGTATGCAGAGCCTGAAGGGTGAGTTGTGTTGTAGAGAGTATAATCAATCTCGTCGTCAGATAGAGCGAACTGAGTGATGCGGAATGAACCGTCGCCTCTTGCTAGGAGCTCTCTACCTTTTTTTGTTAAGATAGCGTCAACTGTGACTGTGCTATTGCTTAAATATGCCATCGTAGGTGTATTTTAATAATAAATAGAGTTGTCTTAATATTCTAACATTATTGTATCTGAGTGAATGCTTTTACGGAGTAGTCTTCGTAGTTTTGCTGTAACTGACCGGTGATATACTTTGGAGTGATTAGTCCAAATTCGTCGTACGTTTTTGGATTATCTTCGTATAAGATAACTTTAGTAGGATCATCTACATACCTTCTAATAAGTATGTTAAAATTATTAGTCCCAATAGGTACAGGTGGCTCTACTCTTAATACTAGAGCTTTATCAGCTCTATCCGTAAGCAAACTATCTGGGCTAAGTCTAGGATCGGATTTAGTCCAGATATCTACTACGGTGAAAACAGCTTCTTCTCTTCCGGCCATTCTAATTTCATCCCCAATCTGGAAGGATAATGGAGTAATGATTTCTCTAAATCCTAAGCTTTCCATTTCATCAGAGTTTTGTACCATTCCTAGTACTTCCCCTATAGAGGAGCTTACCCACAGGTAGGGTGAACTTGCACCATTAGATGTAATTGTAGTACCTGCAGAGATGCTCTGAGTTGGGTGATTTGTTGCTGGTGCAAACGGCGGGTATAGTTGGTAGGTTGAATTATCTCCAGCGGGATCAATATCAAATGAAACTACTTTTTGAGGAAGTACGTCCTGGGTTACTTCAAACCCACTTCTTAAATCAAACGGGTAAGTTTGATAATTTGGACCAAATACCACTCTAATTGGTCCTCCTAGATCTGCTGTTCTTCCTTGGTTTCTAAACTCTACAGTGTATTTGTCGTTAACACTATTGTAGAAGCCCTTAATGTAGTTAAGTAGAAATACGTCGTCGTTTACCGAGCTATTATTTATGATCTTGGTTCTAAGTTTTTCCGGATTACTACTATCCCCAAATCCGTTTAACCCTCCGGAATCTAGAGTTACTTTTACAAATACTTTTAGGATGCCTGTTGATTCTTTATAGTAACCTACGATCTCAATACCCTCTGGTTGAGTCCAATCAAGGCTGTATCTGTTCCAGCTAGGAGTTACTGTTCTAGTTTGAACTGTAGACCAAAGAGAACCATCGTATCTTTCTAGTATAACATCTACAGATAAGTCGTTACCCCAGCCTGTTCCGTCTCTATCAAATTCTAAAAGTACTTCCGACTTGTACGTAATAGGAGTTTCAGCGTTGACGTCTAAAGAGTAAGCTTTATTAGTTCCGTCCCAATCTGCTGATGATCCTGCTGGTACTCTTGTGATGTAGCTTACATTGGTAGTTGAGGAGTTAACTAGCTGGTCTGCTCTATCTACACTACCTGAGAAGTATCCGCTCATTCGATACTCAGCAACTCCTGTGTCTTCTCCGAAGAAGATAGTAGAGTAACTGTCTAACGGTCCACCTTTAATAAATTCACCGCTAGAATTAAGCGAACCGCTTTGAGTATTCAGCAATGTTTCAATTCGCTTACCTCCTTTTTTAATACGGTATTCCTTGTTTACTTTTGAGAATCTGTTAGATCCAGAAGGAGAGGTTTTTATCAGAAGTGATGCAAATTTATCTTCGGTAAAGATATTTTTCATATCATACCTCATCTCCCGGCTTATACCTGTCTGGTGTAGATCTCCGTTTTCAAAAGTGACGTATGGTACAGATACCTCAAATGCGCTATAGATATCCGGGGTAGCGTATAACTGGTTAAATGTTCCAAAGTACGGAACTGTTTGCTCAACTACTGGTGATTGTCCGTAGGATTTATCTGTAGCAGGATCAAATTCGTTAATTTCTTTACCGTAGAGTTGCTTACCGATGTATCTTGCGCTAGTTAATCCTATGCTATTATGTAGGTACTCTTGGGTTTGTGAAATGTCTGCTGTATTGTTTCTTAAAGCTTCTATATTAGTTGGCACAATAGCTCCAGATGTATAGTCTACCTTACGTAGCCTAGCAGAATTAGCGATAGTGCTTGCATTATTCATTAACGCATTATAATCGCTGTTGTCAAACCGACCTACTACGTACGGAAGAATTAGTACATCTTCGGTTGAGGATAGCGGCCAGCCTGCTCCCGGGTTTAGTGAAACCTGAGCAACTTTCGGTTCTGCGAAAGTTAAGATAGCTGCTTGAGTTCCGACTGAAATGCTTTCAGGGTAGTATGTGTCTGTTCCAATTTTAATAGAAGTTACACCTGCTCTAAAGCTGTTTTCAAAACTGAAGTCTCCTGTTCCGGGCACATAGTGTACTTTCATATGTTGTACGTAATTGCCACCCGTAAATGCAGTTCCCCAGAATATTGAGATATTACCTGTAGAGATTGGGTATCCAAATAAGAAGTTTAATGCGCTAAGTCCTCCTACTCCATCTAGGTATTCAGTCACCGTATAGGTACATTCTGGCTGTAGAGGGTTTTTAAATGGATTTTCAGCATTTAACTCTCCTGTAGTAGCCTGTATGCGGCTTCCGCTTAATTCTCCGTTTATTCTCTCAACTGCTGTATCGTTGATTTCAGTTACGTAACCGGCTTTTTGTAAGATTGAGGAAGTATAGGAGGTGCTTAACTCTGCAAGAGTTCCGCCGTTTGTTCCTTCTATAAATGCAGTATCAATAGAGGCGCTGTATTCTGGTCTAGTACCTGTAGGTAGGGGTTGAGCGTACTTGCTTCTTTCTAGTAAGTGAGGCTTGATAATAATACCGGTAGTAGTAGCTGTTCGAGCAGGTACAAAATCTTTTACCATCTTAAACAGTTGGTTATCAAAGAATTTGATAAGCCTTACAAAATCGTAAACATCGTACCTATCCAGATTTCCTAAGCTAGAAGAGATAAAGGGCTGTAGGCTATTGTAGCGTCTACTGTGAGTTAGTCTAGGATCCCCGATATGATCGTCTATGTTAAAACTCCCTGTAATGTTAGCTTTAATATATTCATCTAGGTAGTAGGTAGGTGAGAACCCTACTTCCAATAGATGGTTATCCTGAGTGTACTTGTATTCAGGTTTAACACTCGATACGTAAGCAGAGAGGGTATCTCCTTGTATATAGCTACCTGTATGATCTAGTCTAATTTTATCTAAGGTTTCTACACCTGGACCATAGTACGGAGTTGTAGTATCTCGTTGAACACCGCCAAATTCTTTAATATCTAAAGATCCAGATGGAACTCCGAAGCAATTAATTAATGCTCGCAACCCTCTATCTGTACCTTTTGTTTTAATCAGGTACGGAAGGTTATGGTAGATTCTTTTATAAGTCTCTTGTAAGATTTCGTTATCCGGAGTAGGTTCGTTAGACGCAGTAACAAAAGTATTTATACTTTCAGATCCGCTATCATACCACTCTCCTAAGAAGGCTGATGCTAGGTTACCTACAGAAAAATTTGAGGAGTAGAGTTTTACCCCAAAAGACTTAAGAACGTCTCGTATGAGATCTTTTGAAACTCCTACCTCTAACCTATTGTCTGCATTATACTTATCAGTTACGGCTTTAGAGTAGATCCATAAGTTATCAAAATGCTGACCAATCATGTTTAAAAACAGACTGTAGGGGGCATTTGTATTATCTTGACGGATAAATTCCGGTACAGTGTAAACTAGGTTGTTTTCGTTAAGTTCATCGTAGATTGATGCACTACTTGCTAACGTATCGTACCAGTTTGTAACAGCTATACTTGCAGTTGATACATTAACGTATGGACGCGTATTTGATACTTTAGGATACGAAAAACTTGAACTTTCAAAGTATAGGTATTTTTCAAACCCATCAAATTTACTGATAATCCCGCTTATTTGAGTATTATAGTAAGTTGTATTCTGAGTTACGCTTGATTGAGCGGTTGATCCTACGGCTGCAGCTAGGTTAGCAGAACTACTCTGGTAGTGCTCTATTAGCCCTACCTTATATACAAAGTTATCTAATCGTTCTTTAGCGGAAGAAAAATGTACAAAGTTTTCAAAAGATGTATAATCTACGTTAATACCTATACTGATACTAGCGCTCTGAAGTATCAGATTGTTGAAGCTTCCGGTTACGGGATAGCTGTATAATTCGTTATAATCTAAATACTCTGTCGGGATTATACTCTCTTCTCTAACTTCTATGTTGAAGTTAGGACCTTTAAGAGTCGGGAATTTAACTGGCTCTTGAACCATCTCAGCAGATACTTCAAAAGCAACACTATCCGCTACAACCTCTACAAGGGTAAATTGAGCTTTTTCATTAAAAGCAGCAGGTAAAGGTTCGTATAGTTTTACTAGCAGGTTTCCGTCACTATCTAAATCTAGATTAACACCTATCAGTAGGTTATTCTGTAAAAAGTTTAACCTGAAGTCTAATAAGTAGCTAGAGCTTCTAAGTCTCTCTAAAAATAACCTTATATTTTCAAGACTTACTTCATCAGGTTGAAAAAACTTTGCTCGTAATTCTAACCGGTCTTCGGAAATTTCACCTATAAAGAATGTACTGGTTGTTATAACAGTTAAAAAGTTGTAAACTAATGTAACACCTCCTACTTCGTAACCTAATTCTACTGCGTCAGCTGCTGCATCTATATATAAGGTGCTTGCTCCATCTTTACCGGAAGCTTCGCTGTCTAGCAGTTGTTTTTCATTTCCGTAGCTATAAATAGATCTTATTCTATCCCCACCAACACTGTAGACGTGTAACTCTATAAAATCTCTATCTACGTTATAATTACTGTTTATAGGAAACGTATTAAGCAGTGCTAAATCGCTTGCAGAATAAACCTCTTCCTGAAATGTACCGGTTACTCCGGGAGTAACTGTGTATAATACGTTATCCATTAAATTTGAGCGGTTAATTCTAATATCTGCTGATTTGCTTGTAATAACTGTGTACGAAGACTTGCAATCTCATCTAATAGAGGTTGAATTTCTACAGTGGTAACAGGCTCTGTATATAATTTGGAACTCTCCTTTACTAGGTACTCATGTGAGTTGATAGTACCGAATACTGGAATTCTTGAGTAGAGTTTAAGGTATAATCTAAATAACTCTTCCGTAGTGTCTGTATCAACAGTCACGGGCGGAGGTCCAAAACTCTTAAATGAGGTATCCAGTACCCTGTTCAGAGAGTTCTTATCTACGACTGTTTTTACTACATTAACTCTTTCAGCCATTTCTTACAATTTTAAACACATTTCCCCCGTCATGTACTACTGTAGTACCTACTACAACAGTCTTAACTAGTAACCTGTAGTGACGCTCAGGTTGCAGACCGTTCATATAGACGTCAAAGAAGCTTCCTGTGTTATCGGCGCTAATTTTAGTAAACGTTGTATCGAAATCAACCACCATTTCTTCTGTGTTCTCATCTCTAAGTCCCCAGTATGATTCCTGCGGTAGGACATAGTTGGTAAGATATACAGATCCTGTTACAAATTGACGAGTTGGGTATTTTGGGCGTACATTAAGTCTAAATCTCTGCTTACCTTCGTCAGTATAGGTACCTTTGTTATTAGCTACGGTTAGTACCAGGTTGTCTGATTGAATTTCTGATAAGGTGCTCTGGTATGAGCTATCATCCCATTTAAACTCCAGAGCTGGTGGGTAGATTGTATGGGTGTTTGCAGAGAAGTACTTAAGGAAAATGTTTCGGTTATTTTGAAATTCTAAGCTTCCTGTAAGTCTTAGTATGTACCCGTTGTTAGCTAATCCGTAGAGAGTTTGACCTATTGAATGAGAGTAGTGTAGCTTTACTGTATTAGTAACATTGATGTCAAGATCGTGAGTTGAATTAACTGAATGATCTTGGAAATGTATAGTACTAATTCCGTTAGAACCGGTGTACCAAATTCCACCTTCTACATCAGAAGCGCTACCTGTATAGGACGCTGTAGTGTTAGTAATGGCAGGAGAGGTCCAGTATTCGCTAGGATTTGCATAAATCCAGTTGACTCCATCAGTTGCATAAGGTATATCTCCAAACCTTCCTGTTCCTCTAGACCAGTCATCGTACAACGGATATGCTTCTACTCTATATTCAGTCGGAGCTTCATTTCCTTCTGCTAGGTAGAGCTTTAGAGAGGCTGAAAAGTTTAAAAGGTTCTGGTTCTTTTCAGCTAGTGATGCAGAAATTTCTCCTTGAATCAGGTCTTTTTGCTCTTGAGTATTGAATGCAATTAAGGTTCTAGCTACATAAGAAGTATCTCCGATATAGTATGAATCTACTTCTACTATCTCATCTAGACCTGTATTAAATAAAGGGTACCTAGAGTAGATAGTGGCTGTTTTGTCTGGGAAAATTCTGTAGATCGCCATAGTTTATTATAAATACTTTAAAGTGAAGTTATGCGACCTTCAATATCTACATCTGGAAATTTTACTTCGAAAATACAAGGGTCATAGGAAGGGTATACGATATTACTTTTGGTTGCTCCTTTTAAATCGTAACCATACTGTGAATAGTTACCTCCAACTTTATTAAAGATTTCAACATTTTGAACAGTCTGTACGCCTTTAACTTTATCTAGAGCTGTGTAAACTTCTGAAAGGTTTATTGGCTGATTAATATTCCATTTGGTGATTTCAAAATACGTCTTTAATGCTTCTGTACATTTTAGTAGTACATCTCTTCCAATATAACCGGGTCTAAGAACTACATCGTACCTAATTCCAATATTTACAATAAACGCATCCTTTATATTAATAGCATCTGTTAATACACGGTATTGAGATAGGTAGGTTTTAAGATTAGATTTAAGAGTATCCGTAGCTACAGTTAAGTGCTTATCATTGGTATACGCTAAGACATACATTGATAGAGCTAACGGGTTACCATCTAAAATATTATCTACAGTGGAGACAGTACTACTTAACTGGTCTTGGGATACAAAAACTTTAGCAATTGACCCAAATCGAGACGGTAAAGATAATGCACGAATGGTGTAATCTTCCCGGGTAACTGCTCGGAGTTGTTCACTGTAAGCTTTTAAAGAGTTTTGTCTTAATTCTTCAGAAGTATCTCCATCTTTACCTCCTGTTGCTGGTAGAGGGTTAGTAATTACTAAAGTGTTTTCATATCCCGTATTTAAGGCGGTTCGAGTACTATCTAATATAGTAGTTAATGAATCCGTGGGAGCGTTAGCTTCGATACCTCCTCCTGCTAAGTAGCGAACTGTTAACGTAGTATTACTAGGAGCTAATCCATATGTACCTGTAAACAAGAAGTTAGAAGGGTCGTAAGCTCGATCTATTCTAGAAACGCCTACTATACTGTCTCCTAATCCTACGTTAGTAGGGTCTGGGGTAATTACTGTATCCGAATCTTGAGAAGTTCCAGCGCCGAATTGTATAAGGAGGTTTCCATCCTTATCAAAACGGGTTACAAACCTACGAGGGACTCTTTGCAGAGTCATTGTATATGGTACTAGTTGAGCGTCTGTAGCAGTGTTTGTCTGCTGGTTGAGTATTGTGTCTTGAGCTAGATATGGAACCTCTGTCCAAGTATTACTGTTACTATCGGTTATATCCAGTACCCCTACTATGTTAGTATCTACTAATGTAAATGTTTTAAATCTCTCCGGTGAAGATACTGTATATGTAACAGTCTTTACTTCAGCTGAAATAGCTGGTATAGATTTCTTTAGTAAAAACTGTGTTACTGTATTTCCTGCTGTAGAGTATACTGTAACTTCCGTAGGGTCGTAAGAACTAGAGAAAGAGAAGTTAACTGCGTCTTGGATTAAAAACTTTATATCCGGATTAACTGTGGACTGTATCTGTGTATTTTCACTTAGTATTATTGCGTAAGTAAAATCCGGAACATACTGCCCACCCACTAATGTAGCGGGTACTCTCTGGTATACATCTAAGTTAACTGTAGCTACGCTTGTGGTTTTAGGTCGGTAACCCATCATATACGCCATTGCGTATAAATTACCTGGTTCTTGAGCGTATTGTAGGAATGTTTCTTGAAGTTGAATATCTTGGTAAAACGAAAGTACATCTCCTACGTAAGCAGCCATCTCCATAAACATCATTCCTGGAGATGTTGGAGAGAAATCGTTGTAGGTGTCTGGGAAGTAGTTCTTAGCGTAATCTACTAACTGCTGGCGTAAGTCAGTAAAACTCTTATTTACGTAATTAATTTCTCTCTGCTGAGCCATTAGTTTTCAAAGTTTATAGTGATGAGGTCTTCTATATTTGTATCTCTTACAGAGTATTTAAGTAAAAAGTTAACAGTATTCGAGTCCGGTACCGGGGTTAGTAGCATCTGATTTACTATTACTGTTGGAAAATACCTAGAGAGTCCTGCTTTTACCTGTTCTGATACTTT